GAAGAAGGCGCAGACGCCATTGCGATGGCAGACATAGAAGGCCTTACCGATTTACAGTCCACTTACGAGCGGCTTGGATACAGAAAGGTAGAAACAACGTACGTTAAAAGGATCTAACATGCCAGCGTTTACATCACTAATCATGGGCGTTAGTGCCCTAAGTGGCATCAAGGCCAACCGGGATGCTAAAAAAGCCGCAAAACAACAAGCCTCTGAACAAAGACAGCAGGCAACAACTGCAAGGGAACGCGCTGCACTTGAGGCGCAGGGTCTATCAACCGAACGCACAGATGTTGTTCTAGGATCAATGAACTCCACGGCAGGAACGGCGGCAGCAGCCGGTAAACCAAAGAAAACAGGAACACCGGTCGGAGGCATTTTAGGCTCAGGCACTAACATCGGAGGCCTATAATGAACCATCCGCACAAGATCAGCGACGTCTGGTCAAAGATGAAAGAAGACAAAGGTGATCTGATCGATCGAAGCCAAGCGTATGCGCGGTGGACGGTCCCGGCAATCATGCCCGCAGATCACTCAAGTAAAATAGAACAGACCAAAGGCAACGTCCCAACGGGCGCACGGCTTGTAAACCACCTTGCCAACAAAATCGTGGACGTCCTGTTTCCAGTTAGTCGCCCGTTCTTTACCGTAGCGCTGACACCAGAAGCAAAGCTGCGTTTGGAAAATGAACTTGGTCCAGAGCAGTCTGGCAAGATGCAAGAGATGATTCGAGACAGCACGTCTCGCCTTGAGGCCGTTGCACTTCGTAAGTTAAAGCTGACCGCGTATCGCCCTCAAGCTATCATGGCAGCAAAACACCTGATCGTGGTCGGAAACATCCTACTGCGTCGTATGCCAACCGGGGAACGTATTTTGTACCCCGTGGATCGGTACGGTGTTCGTCGTAACATCCTCGGTGCTGAGTACCAAGTGGTCTTGTCTGACAAGAAGGTGTTCAAAACCTTTGACGAGGAAACACAGAGCGCTATCACGGCAGTGCGGCCAAACACAAAAGATCTGGATGAGGTTGAGCTGTTGACCCTCTACGAAAAAGAGGGAACACGCTGGAAGATCACGCAAGAGGCGGACGGTATTCCAATCGGTACGCCCATGCACCAGAACGCCGCAGACTACGATTTGCTTGTTCTGGCTTGGTCACTTCACCCCGGCGAACATTACGGTCGCGGGCTGGTCGAGGATCACGCAACTACATTCCACAACGTGGATGTGTGCACAGAGGCGCTGCTCGATATGACCGCGATCTTGGCGGACATCAAGTTCTTTGTTCGTCTTGGTAGCCCGCTGGCTATGGACATCGCAGCACTGAACGCGGCACCGCGTGGGTCTTACTTCCCCGGCAACGCAGACGACATCACTGTACCGGACATGAAGACGCGGGCAGACCTATCCACGATCAACGATTTGATCAGCAAGTGGGAAGGTGAGCTGGCCGCAGGGTTCTTGCTGTCCGACGTGCGTGATGCAGAGCGCGTTACTGCCGCCGAGATCCGCATGATTGCTAACGAACTTGAAAGCGCCTTTGGTGGTCTTTACTCTATGCTGGCCCAGAGCTGGCAGCAGCGTGAGGCCGATTATGCCATTGCACAGATCGACTTCGAGATGGAAATCGGCGAAGACAGCAACACCTTTGAGGTAGTTGTAACAACCGGCCTTGAGTCGCTTTCTCGTGAGGGACAGATCGACAACCTACGGCTTGCTGTCGGAGACCTTCAGATGATGGAGGCCGTGCCGGAAGACATACGGGGTGCGTTTAATCCTCTACGCTTTGCCAAGTTTGTGTTTACCAATCGCTCGGTGGACCTCAACGCCTTCCTAAACACACCTGAAGAAATGCGAGCCAATCAAGAGGCTGCAATGGCACAGGCAGGTCGCCTAAAACAGCAAGAGGGTCAGGCCAACGTCCAAGAACACGCAGGTAAAGCTGCCGTGGACAGTCAACAGACGCAGTAGGTTCATCCACAAGATTGCGGACGTACGCAAAGGGCGTTTCTCATGTTTGTTGCATTAAGTAGCATGAGTGTTTCGGCGGCAACCTTAGCAACAAGGTTGTAATCCACGAGGGTCTTTGACCCGCACGGAACCAGTTTAGCTAACGTGCGCCTCTAGTGGACTTTTTACTAAATGATTACGTTCGTTGGCATGTGACTGCCAAACAGGTTGCTAACGACAAAATGAACACGGGCGCTGTCATTATTCCATATCAGATAGACACAGTAAGGAGAGAAAACTTTGTCAGAAGAACCGATCATCCCAGTCCCGGCACCAGCGGACTCCACCCAGATCCCGGCAGCCGAAGAAAAGCCTGCCGAGGTTGTACCAACAGAAACACCTGCTGAGGTTCCCGCCGAAGTCCCTACTGAAGTCCCAGCAGAAGTACCCGCAGAGGAAACTCCTGCTGACAAAGACGCTGAACTAGACGTCACCGTCTGGGGAGACACTGGGTCTCAAATCGGAAACGATGTTCTAGCCATGTTGCAGAACTCCGGTGTATCCACAGCAGACGCCAAGGCGCTCCTGTACGATGCTGTTGAAGCAGGCGACATCACAAAGATCGACCAAGCTGCATTGGCTGAAAAGGTCGGAAAGCACGCTGCTGCAATTATCATGTCCGGCACAAAGTCGTTCATTGCAGAAAGCGCAACCAAGAACGCAGAATCTGTTCAAGCAGTCCACGACGCCGCTGGCGGCAAGGACAACTGGGATAAGGCTGCAAAGTGGGCGTCCTCCGGCATAGAAGAAAGTTTGCTGGCTGAGTACCGCCCTATGATCGACAAGGGAGGCCCGTCCGCGCGCTTCGCAGTCGGTGAGATCCTTAAAGCGTACAACAACGCTGACGGCAATACCACGCTAGTCAATGCCTCTTCACCACGCGCTGAAGCAACGGCAACGACTAAAACCTCCGACGTTGGCACCACCCGAGCGGAGTACGTAAACGCACTTGAAAAGGCAGAACGCACAAAAGCGTCACCCCAAGAACGCGCACGAATCCAAGCGGCCCGAGTCCTCGGTCGTAAACAAGGCAAATAGCCACTTTAAGGAGCCACCCATATGTCCGGTGCAAATATCCCAACCGATTCCAGCCACCTAACCGATCAATCCACTGCCGACATGATCGAGCAGTACGGCGGTTTTGTTGACTCCCAGTTCGCAAAGCGTTCTATGATGCGTGATTTCGTCAGCGTCATGCCTGTCACAAACACCGACACGATCATCAACCGCCGCGTTGGCCGCACTGAGCTGTCCACGTTGACTGCTGGTGTACGTCCTGCCGCAACGCCAAGCAACTTCGGTAAGGTCAGCCTGACCATCGACACTGTTGTTCTGGCACGTCAGAACCAGTCGTTGCTTAACGATTTCCAAGCCGACTTCAACATCCGCATGAACCTCGGCAAAGACCACGGTAAAGAGCTGGGCAAGTTGTTTGACCAATCGTTGCTGATTGCTGGTATCAAAGGTGCCGGTGCTGCTGCGCCTGCTGGACTAAACAGCGCGTTCGGTCCCGGCGTCACTGCCACACTCGGCACCGCAGGCGATGAGCTGGACCCAACTCTGTTGTACACTGCCATCGAAGCCGGTATCGTTTCCATGCAGTTGAATGACATGGACACCGAGGAGTGCGTTATCTTTGTAACGCCGACTCAGTACGCTGTTCTGTTGAACAACGACAAGCTGATTAGCCAAGACTACTCAAAAGAGAACGGCGACTTCGCCAACGGTAAGTTCAAGACAATCATGGGCACTCCTGTTGCTCAGACGAACCGACTGCCCACTGTAGCGATCACTGGCCACAAGCTGTCCACAGCCGCAAACGGCAACTTCTACGACGTCACCGCAGCCGAAGCGCGCACTGCCGCACTCATCCTGCACCCGACTGCGTTGCTCGTTGGTGAAACCATCCCCCTGACTTCGGATGTGTTCTTCTCCGAGATTGAGAAGCAGTGGTTCATCGACTCGTTCATGGCGTACGGTGCGAACTTTAACCGCCCAGACGGCTCGTACGCTGTTCAGGCCATCGTGTAATCTGAACTAATCACGACAGCCCCCGACTCCTTAATTGGGGCCGGGGGCTTTTTTTCGTTTGTAGTGCGTCTGTGTGCCTCTCCCACGCGGGCGTACTACTAACGAAATATCACCCATAACCGAAAGGCTAAACATGACCATCCGTCTTGACCTAATCAACAGTATGCTCGCAACGACTGGGACTGCAAAGCTGTCTTCGGAAGACACAACCCACCCCGCGTACGTAACAGCAGACTTTGTTCTGTCCACCGTGATCGAGGAGTTCTCCTCAAAGCCGATGTGGTTCAACACAACCCGGCGCACGTTGTCTCCAAATGCGGAAGGCAGGATCGTTGTTCCCGGCAACGCGCTTTCGTGCGACCCGGACGACATCACCAAAGACTACGCAATCCGTGGACAGTACCTATTCGACAACGGAACCTACACAGACATCATCGGAACAGAAGTGGCTGTTGTCATCGTGGCGGAACTGCCGCTTGAGGACATGCCGCCAATCGCAATTCAGTTTATCCGGGCACACGCGCGGCTGTATTACTACACAGACGTAGACGGTACATCGACCAAGATCAAGATGTACGCCGACGCTTTCGCAATAAAAGAACGCGAGCTGATCACACTCAACATGAAGCATACAGACTCAAACTTCTTCCGTGGTCGGGGTTACGCGAGCTTCGCGCACCGCCGCAGTGCATCATTTAACCCCCTAACCCGTATCACATAGGAGACGTCATGTCAGTATCCGGTACACTCGGTTCGCTCCTACAGGGCGTGAGCCAACAGCCGCCGCACATCCGCAACGATGGGCAGGTAACTGAGCAAGTAAACATGGTGTCTGACGTGGTTCGTGGTTTAACGTCCCGTCCCGGTTCTGGCCTTGAGTCATTTAACACGGGTGCGTCGGCGGGTCTGCGATTTAGCAACGTGCTGGTCAACCAAGACCGCTTTCAAGTTGGGTGTTCCGCAGGTGTTCTGGAGATCCTAAACCAAGCTGGCGCGTCGATGACTGTAACACCGGACACCGACACTCTGGATTACATCGGTGCGGCTATGGAGGTTTACGTTTACGACAACGTGGCCTACATCCTGAACCGTGACAAGGTGACTGCAATGAACGCAGACACCTCTGTTCCTGAATCAAACGTCCAGAAGGACGAGGGGTACGTCGTCAGCTTTGGCGGCGAGTTCAGCCACACATACAAAATTACGCTTGAGTACACAGACGGTACAAAGGCTATCGGAACGTACACCGCGCCGGACGGGACATCGACGGGAGACGCAGAAGACACAGCAGCGCCGTTTATTGCCGCCGCGCTTCGCACATCCCTCGCCGGTCACGCCAGCATCAAAGCGGGCACGGTTGTATCCGTCAGCGGTGCGGTTGTGCGTATTACCGGTGCACCGTCTTTGAAGCTCACAGCGGAAGATGGTTCAGGCGGCGACGTGCTGCGCGCACAGGCCAACACAGCAAAGTTTGTGGAGGATCTGACCCCGCTGGCAGTTCACGGCTCACTAGTCCGTATTGTAGGCGCTACAGGCGCAGACGATGACTACTGGATGCGCTTTGAAATTGAGGGCGAGTCCATCGGATCTGGTTTTGGTTCTGAAGGCATCTGGCGCGAATGGTACAACCCGTTCGAGGCGTCGCAGTTCGATCTGACAACAATGCCGCATGTCATTACGCGCACAGGCGCGACCACGTTTACTTTGTCAAAAGGTACTTGGTTGGGACGGCGTGTCGGAGATTCAGACACAAACCCAGCGCCCGGCTTTATCGGTCGGTCTGTTCGGGACATCAACGGATTTCAGTCACGGCTTGCGGTTGTATCCGGACCGCGTGTAATCACGACCCGCACTGACGAACCGTTGGACTTCTTCAAGGAGTCTGCAACTGTAGAGGCCGATTCCGACCCAATCGAGATTATGTCCACAGCCGAGCGTGAGTTTGAGCTAGAGTGGATCGTTCCGTTTGACCGCGATCTAATTATCTTTGCAGACTTCAGCCAGTTCATCATCACAGGATCAGTTGCACTTACCCCCGCTAATGCCTCCCTCGTACAAACGACGAACTTTGAGATGGGCAAGGGCGCACGCCCATCGTCAACAGGGCGCACGTTGCTGTTCCCGTTTGAGCAGGGATCGTTTGCCGGGGTTAAAGAGTTCTTCTCTCAAGGTGCGGTTGAGTCATCGGACGCCACGTCCATAACGCAGGTCCAAGACGAGTACATGCCGGGTGCGATCACAAACATGCTGTCCAGCACAAACTTTTCGTTTGTTCTTGTGCAGACGGACGGTGCTGTAAACTCATTCTTTATCCATCAGTACTACTGGCAGGGTGATGAAAAAGCGCAGGCCTCATGGTCTCGCTGGGATCTACCGTACGCCGTAAAAAACGTGTTCTTCTCGGGGCCGTCTGTAAACGTCCTGATGTACGACGCCTCGGTCGGGTACGTTCAAACCACGATGAACCTAGACATCCCGGACAACTCCGAAACAGGCTACCCCGTTAAACTGGATCTGCTGTCAAATTACACAGCAGCTACGGTGTCCGGGGAGTACGTGCTGCCGGAGTACGTTGCAGCAACCTACGCAGAGGCGGGTGATGCAGACGAGCTAAAGACGTACATCGATCTGCCTTGGCCCACAGCTCTCCTTGTTCAAGGAACAGGATGCGCAGTGCCGGGTCAGACTGTATCGTCTGTCGAGATCTTCGATCTGGGTGGGTCGGTTTGGCGGTACGTCGTAAGCGACACAACTGTTCCAAATGGAGCGACCCTGCTTGCAGGACTTGCTTTCGAGTCGCAGGTTACGCCCACTATGCCGTTTATACGGGATCGTGAGGGCAAGGCTGTAAAACACACAAAGCTTGTTGTCACGGAGTTCGTGATCTACTTTGACGAGTCGGGCTTTATCGAGTCTCGGCTTGCATCGAAGTACCGGGCCAACGATGTTGTGTTTTCAAACAAGCGCGTTGTCACCGCAGGCGATCCATCAGACCCAGCGGGTATCGGCATAAGATCGGGCGAGTTCGTTATTCCTTGGGGAGAACGCAGCGACTGGTCGGAGCTAACCCTGTCATCGTCGGACGTCCGACCCATGACGATCCTAGAGGTCGAGTGGGTCGGTCAAATCTTAACAAGAGGAAGGAGACTATAATGGCAGCAGACGTACCTATGCTGATGAGAATGGGAACACAGACCATCGGCGCGCTGTCCAGTTTTAGCATCTCTAAGACTCAGCACAGCATGGAAGCATCGGCAAGGGCGCACAGGGAAACCATGAGCGCCCTTAGTGCCGGTATTCAACAGAACGCCATCACGGTAGCTGAAATCAACACACAAGACAGCGCTGTTCGCCTGTCGTCCGCAATCCAGTCGCAGTCCATAAAAGATCGTGGAGCAGCGGCTGTTAGCGCGGCGGCGGCGGGCGTTGCCGGTGGAAGTGTAGAGGCCACTATGCGAGGCCTTCGTAGGTCTGCATTGAACGCCCAATCTGCGCGTATGCGTAACCTTAACTCGTCACTACAAGCGAGCGCACAGGATCGCAAGAACCTCGAACTCGCCCAGATCATGGGCAAGGACATATCGATCCTACCTGCACCAAGTTCTGGTGCTGCGTTGCTGGGTCTCGGCGCATCATTGCTGGACACGTACGACGCCAATCAGCCGCAAGGCTTAACATCCACTGATCGTCTCGCAGAACGACTGAGACGTTAAAACAAAGGAGAGCGTTATGGCTCAAGGAACAGAACGCCGCCAGAACACAGCGGACGGCCTAGCGGGCGCGGCGGCGGTTACACCTGTGATTCGCCAAGCGCCTCAACTTCAAGCACCTAACCTTCAGGTTCAGGATCTACAAAACTCGCAGTCAGCCCAGATCGCCCGCTCGCTAAGTCAGTGGGCCGGGGATCGTTTCCAAGCTGTGGCAAACACCCAGCACGAGGCGTCAATACTGGACGGCCAGATGGCCTACCAGCAGGGCCGCGCAATGGAAGATGTGGAGATGGAGGGCGACAAGTGGTCGCTCTCCGGCTACCGCGTGATGAACGCACAGACGCTCTCACAAACAATGCTGACCGCGCAGCGTGAAATGATCCAGCAGACCCAATTTGAGCAAGACCCGGAGCAGTTCCGGGCAACGTACATCCAGCGGCTGGAGGCTCAAATTCAGGGTCTCGATCCGCAGACCGCCCGCATGGTTCGTGAGCAGATGTCAGAGCAAATGCCTGTACTCGTCTCGGAGCATACTCAGGCGCACATGCGGTATCAGGAGGAGCAGTCGTACGACTCCCTCGTAACATCTGTTGACGCCTTGTCGCAGAACGCATCTGCCTTTGATGCATTGCTGACGAACGCCACCGGGAGCGCCGGTAGCCCGTCTTCGGGGCTGTCGCGTGATCGCCGTCTTGCGGCTGTTGCTGCTGGAGTTGCACTCGCTTTCGAGAACATGAACCCGATTGCTTACCAGCAGTTGGCACAGTCTGGTCTTATGGATGACATGTCTGCGGCGCAGCAGGCAACTATGCGTGGGCATCAGCAGGTGTTTGAAAACCGCGTTCGCAGCGAGTACGATGCAGCGCACCAAGAACGTATGGCCGACTTCCAATCAGATCTTGATTCCGGTGAAATGACACCAGAGAAGGCAGCAGAGCGTCTGTCGTCGATCTGGGGTATGCGCAGCGTCAGTGCAACTGCTGAACAGCAGCGATCAGCCTACGACGCGGCGTCCACTGCACAAGACCACGGCGAACGGGCGGTTGTTGTAAACATCGCAACAGCGCAGGCACGTAACGACTGGCAGGCTGTCGCAGAGATGACGCAAGGCTTTGTCATGGACGCCGAGAGTGGTGGCCGTGATG